CATGGTTACGCTGGGAGTCACCGGTTTCTGCACGCGATACAACACTGGTGCATAGACAGCAGCGGTACCTGCTGCTTGGCCGAGGAACAAGTACGGCCCTTCCGCGCCGGGGTTGAGCAGCTCGTAGTACCTCAAGCACCGCGCGAGGTCGTCGGCCGGGTGGAGCGGCACATAGTTGGCGGGCTGGCTGCCGACCACCAGCATGGCGTTGTCGATATACGCCGTGCAGGAAGCCGCGAAGTACACCCCCAGGTTGACCGCCGCGGCGGCATTGACGACGGTGACCGTGATCGTCAATGTTTGCCACGTGCCATCACCGGTGTGATAGGCGCTATAGGTCGTCGCCGAACCATTGAACACACCGAGCCGCACGGCGTTCGCGGTGCTGGTCCGAACGCGCACCGACAATGAGATGGTGCGATTGCTGAGCTGGTTTCCCTCACTCGGTTTGAGCGTTTGGTACAGCTGCGTGGCGCCGGCCCCGGTGCCGAGCGTGAACGTGCAGGCCGCAGCGGCGAGACTCCCGGAGCTCGTGTCAACGTTGGTGGTGTCCTTGCTGACCGATAGGGTGTCGGTCCCCTGTGGACTACCGGCCCACCGATCGGCGGAGAAATTCGTACCCGTGAACGGCCCGTTGCCCCTCGACCACACCTCAAATCCGGGGTTCGTTAGTTGGTTGGCGCGCGCCACGTCTGGGCCGAGGCGGTCGTTGGCGATGCCCGCCGCGGCGATGTCGACCGACTGGATCGTGCCGTCGAGGATCTTGGCCGAGGTGACCGTGCCGTCGACAAGCTTTGAGCCGTCGATCGAGCCCGCGGCGATCGCGCCCATGTTCGCCGGCAGCCCCAGCCCCGTCGAGTGATCGTGCAGGTCGACGCTCTTGGCCAGCGTCTGGACGTCCTCTTTCTTGAAGATGTCCGTGCCAGCACTGGCCATCGGGTACTGGTTGGCGCCGGTGAAGTTGACCGAGTTGGTTCTGGCCATACTGAGAAAGCTCCTCTAGCTGGGTGGCGGCTCGACGGCGGTCCACTGAACGGCCTTGACGTGCAGGCTGCCGCGCCACTGGCGGCCCACCTCGTCGAAGGCTTGCGAGATACGGTAGTCGACGAAGCTCAGGTACGTGCTCGTCTCGTCCGGTAGCACCACCGCCACCGCGCCGGGGTTGTCGACCGCGGCCTCGACCAGCTGGCGAATGGCCAGCCTGCCCATCCTGACGGGCACCCCGTCGCGCCGCACCAGGCCGTCGGCGCACAACAGGTCGCCCTCAAACGTCATGATGCGCGACGGCCTGAGCGCGTGCCCGATCGACACCGAGGCGACCGCGGGCGAGCTCGTGTTGACGGTGTTGTGCAGGTGCACGCGGAACTCGGCCAGGATGGCCACCGTGCCGATCGGGAACGGCTGGCGGTCGAACACGCCGGCGTTGAAGGTGTAGCCGAAGTCGGTCCAGGACGCGGCGCTGGGCACCGTCTTGTACTCGAGCGTGACAGTGTTGTTGGTGTCGATCTGCGGCCCGGTGACCGACCAGGATCTGAGCGTCTTCCGCGTCGCCTGATAAGTGCCGTGCCACTGCGGCAACCGGATCCAGTCGTCGCCGACCACAAACCTGTACTGCGAGCAGGCCAGCGGGTTGAACACGCACGCGTTCTGCAGGCGCGAGACCGTGCCATCTGAGAAACCGATCAGGGTGAAGGTGTGGCCGGCGGGCGCGCCGATCGAGGTGGTGAACATGCGCGAGGGAAACTTGCCCGACCAGCCGCGCACCACCGAGCCGTTCCAGGCGTCGATGCGCTCCGGGTTGGCCAGCACGTTGTTGAGCGTCTGGTAGGTCGAGAACGTGCCCTGGATGATGTACGCGCCGAACTTCATCAGGTAGCTGGTGCTGCTGTCGGGGTTCCACAGGCCGGCGTAGCCGAAGAGCGCGCCGACGCCGACGAAGCTGGTCACCTGGCCGCGTACCGGGCCGTTGTAGTCCGGCAGCGTCTCGGGGCCGATCTCCTCGATCGCCAGGTCAGGCCCCATGCGCGACAGGTTGGTGCCGTAGCCGAAGTACACGTCGTTCAGGAACTGGCCGCGGCACTTTCCGTTTCTGGCGTTGCTGGCGTATTGCAGGAACGGGAACAGCGGGTGGTCGTCGCCGGCCTGGTCGAGGGTGTACAGGCCGTCGGTCTTGGCGATGATCAGCACGCCGCCCGCGGTCGCCACCAGGCTGGTGATCGGCGAAGACTGGTCGCCCACCCGGAAGATTGACGCGGTGTAGTTGGCCTCGTTGGTCGGGTCGGCGTTGGTGTCGCACTTTCTGAGCAGGTTGGTCTGGTCCGCCCACCACCACTCGCGCGCGATGTGGATGAACGCCAGCGCGTGGAAGGTGGCCATCGCCGTAAACGTCGTGCCGTCGCTCGAGTACTGCGCCACCGCCGCGGCGCCAAAGGCGACCCACACGCGCGGCGTGCCGTCGAAGTTAGACGCGAACACCACCGCGGCGACGATCGGGTTGGCAAACGTGTGCGTCGCCGCCCAGGTGTTGGTGCCGGGCGTGTACTTCAAGATCTGGGTGCCCGCAGCGCAGAACACGCTACCGCCGAGCTCGAAGAAGTCGACCACCTCGCCGGTGCCGGCGCCGGTCGAGTCGAGGACCTCCGGCCCCTTGCACCACGGGTGGACGCTGGCGTCGACGCCGAGCGCCTCCTGGTAGCGATAGTCGCGCCACTTGTGCTGGGTGCGCATGCCGAAGCCGATGCTGAGGCTCTCGAACGGCTCCTCGCGATCCGCCAGCGGCGACAGGTTGGCGTAGTCGAAGTCCGGCGGGTCGACCGACGAGATGTCCTCCGCTTTGCTCGAGAGCAAAGCCGGCTGACCAGGGCCAGGGCTGCCGATCAGAAAGCCCGTGCCGCCCACCTTGATGTGAAACGGCCAGGGCTCTCTTTTCGCGTACAGGCTCATCCGTAGTACTGCCCGACCAGCTGGCGAGGAGGGCCGAAGCTCCGTTTGCGCCTGAGCGTCCGCTGCGGCAATGGCGCGCTGAAGTGCTTCCTACATTCGTCGGTGAACCACGCCGCGGCGGCCGCTTGATCTCTGATCAACCGCTGGTTGGCACCCGGCTCGAGCAGGTGCGCAAAGCGTCGCCAGGCGATGGCTAGCGCGGCGCTGGTGAGCCACACGCGATCGACCGGCGCCTCGTCAGTTTCCAGCGACAAACCGCTTTGCTCGCCGAAGCTGCCGCCAGAGGCGCGGCAGTGGTCGTAGGCACGCTTCAGCACGCGCAGCCACAGGATGTCGCCGTCCACAAACGTGGTCGTGCCGGTGTTCAGGTAGAAGTCGCCGCCGTCGCGTTCGACCATGCCGCGGATGACGTTCTCGAACGGATCGACCAGGTCGCGGTCCTGATAGTCCTTGATGACGCCCACCTGCAGCACGTCGCTCGGGTCCTGTAGCCAGGGGCACACCGCCGACAGGTTGTGGCGGCTCTTGAGGTAGGTCGGCGTACACGCCACCTCGACGATCAGCCAGCAATTCTTCAGCCCGTCATTGAGCAGGCGGTGCGTCGTCGGCGCGTCGAACGGGCCGAGGATCTCGAACTGCTCGCCGAAGCCGCTGAGCCCGGTGTTCTCCAGGTCGTCGTAGATCTGCGTCTCGAGCTCGGCGTAGGTGAACGCCTCGAGGTTCTGGTACTGCGAGCCAGACGCCGGCGCCAGCATCGGCAATGCCCAGGCCAGGTCGGGCGTGATCAGCCCCAGGGCCGGGTCGTAGGCCTGCACGTAGCGATGGCGGTCGGTCTGCTGCACCGCCTGCGGTCGGTACAACGGACGGTCGATCAGCTGGTCAGTCTGCGGGATGCCGGACTGGATGGGGTAGGCCTCGCAGTACAGGTGCGTTAGGTCGCTGGTGGCGCCCGACGGCCCGCTGGTGGCGCGCACGGTATAGCTCTCGGGCCCGATGTACGGGCCTGCTTCGACGCTGAAGGTGGAGCGGTACTGCGCCAGGGTGGGCATCAGATCGGCACCAGCACCGGAGTTGTCGGACGCGCGGCAGGCTGCAATAACGGCGCCGACGTCGCCACAATCGGCTGCAGCACGGGCATCTCAGCCGGCATACGTCAGGTCTTCCAGCGAGTTGGGCACCGCGGCCGCCTCGAGCGCCGACACGCGCGCCTGCAGCGCCAGGAAGTCGTCCGGCAGGGTGACCGTCTGCAGCGTGCCGTTGGGCTGCTTGAAGATCACCCGCAGGCGCCCGCGGTGCGTCCACATGCCGCCGGTGCGGTGCTCCTTCGAGACGAGCACGGTGTCGGTGATCATGCGGTCAGGTCCAGCACCTGCTTGCCCTTGCGTTTGATAACGATGCTGGGCCGATCGCGCGCGCCTGACGCAATGGCCCGGTCGCGCGCCAGAACGGCCTCCTCGACGGCGCGGTAGGCCCTGGCGTAGTCGGCCTCACTGTCGACGCCCAGCGCCCGCATAGCGTCATCCTGCGGCATGCTGAGAAAACGCTCGCCGTCGACCACGTCGGGTGATTCCAGGTCGTCCTGGTCGAGGCAGTAGCCGTCGCGCTGCACCTTGAGCATCGCCCCCGCAGGCAGCAGGCGGCGCACCGCCTCGACCTGCGCCTCGTTGTCAACGAAGCGGCGCGAGCCATCGCTGAGCACGATGCGAAAGTAGCCCGAGCCGAAGGTGCAGCCGTGACGGTGGGCGTTCACGTCGGCGTCGCCGTGTTGTCGCCCGAGACGCTGGTGTAGCCCGGCGCCGACGAGCTGACGCGGTAGTGCTGCAGCTGCGCCGAGGTCAGCCCGGTGACGACCATCGAATGGTTCAGCACGTATGTCGGGTCGTACACATGGGTGCCGTACGCGGTCGTCGAGCCGATGTCGACCGTCGAGTCGCTGAGCGTGGTGGTCACCCAGGTGATCGTCAGCTGCCCGACGCCGGCGGCTGCGGCGATGGTCGCCAGGCCGCCCGGCAGCGCCACGCCGGGCCGCGTGCCGTAGCCAGGTTGCCCGGTGCTGGCGTCGTTCGGCCAGGGGGCGGGCTTGGTGCCGGTCTCGTTGCCGCGCCAGTCGACCGGCGTGTGCGTCCACAAGCCGCCGGCCTTGCCCAGCGCCTGGGCGGTCGGCGTGATGGCCTGGGGTTGAACCTCGGTCATGGCTTACGGCGTGGTCGGGATCTTGGTCGCGACGCCCGCGGTCGCCGTGGCTTCGGAGTATTCGACGCCGGAGGCGGGCGGGAGGAGTGATCCCGGGCTAACCATCTCTCGAAACGACTCGGTGTCGTCGACGGTCTCCTCTCCGGTCACCTTGTAGCCCAGTCGCAGGTAGCCCTCGGCCTGGGCCGCCGAGCCCAGGAACGTGTCGCCGTCCAGCCGCTGGTACACAAAGAACAGGTTGCCGGGCGGGGTGGCCTGCGGCGCGACATACGGGTCGGCCTGGGCCGCGGCCAGGAAGGGGCTTGCATCAGCCATTAGCGTCTCCTCGATTCACGAGTCGGGTCGTAGCCCTGGCCGCGCGTGAGCTTGCCCTCGAGCTCGGCCGGGCTCATCGTCTGGCTGGTCTCGACGCCGACCAGCCGGGAATCTCTCGGCGAGTCCTTGTCCGGCTTGATGGCCGGCAGCCTGGGCTTCTGGCCGAACTGCTCGCAGTAGCCGTCGAAGAGCTCCTGCAGCTCCTCGAGCGTCTTGTCGGCGAACTCGACGTTCTCGTCGTCATCCAGGACGAACTGGGGCACGATGCTCTCGAGCTTGCGGATGGCGGTGATCAGGCGCGCCTTCTTCTTCTGCTCGAGCACGACCTGCGGGCGCACGTCGGTCTCCCACTCGCGCGCCTCGGCCGGCCGCAGCAGCACGAAGCCGAGGTCCTCGTACATGGCACGATTGTTCGGGTCGGACTGCAACTGGACGATGTCGCCGTCCGGTCGGCGGTACCACGCCAGCGGGTAGTTGTAGTTCAGGCCGTGGTTGGCGTTGGGGTTGGTCGGCGTGGTCGCGCGCGACTCGAGCCGCTCGAGTAAATCGGACATCGCCTAGCCGACGCCCTTGGCCCACACGCCAAACGTGGGACGCATCATCTGGTGGCCGAAGATCACCTCGCTGGCCAGCTTCCAGGTGAAGAAGTCGATGTCGTAGAACAGGTGCAGCTTGGGCGAGCGCTGGACGATCAGCGCGAGCGCCTCGCGATGGAACACGAAGTTGTTGGCCTGGCCGCCCGCCGGCTTGACCAGGTTGGTGGTGACCATCACGTTCAGGTTGTACATGTCGCCCAGGCTGCCGGTGACGGCCGGCTTGGGGTTGCCGACGTACAACGCGTTCGACCAGCGATCCAGCACGATCTTGGAGGCTTTCTCCGCGGGCGACATGATGAGAAAACGGTCGTCGGCGGGCGCGTCGGCGTCATCGAGGTACTGCGCCGCGCGCACCACGTCGACGTCGGCCAGCGCCGTGCCGAGGGTGCCCACGGTCTGGGTGAAGCCGGCCACGTCCGCGGCGAGCTTCGAGTCGATATCCCTGGCGATGGCGTAGCCCATCTTCATCTGGTACTCGTTCTGGACGTCGACGATCGACTGCACCTTGACGATGTCTTCAATCGCAAAGGCGGCGTAGTCCCAGATATTCAGGGTGATCGTGGTCGCGGTCTCGGCGATGGTCTCGTACACGATCGCGGTATTTTCGGTCTTTGCCCGCGCGGCCAGGTTGCCGATGGACGAGACCTTGACCGTCTTGCCGACGCTGGCGTCGTCCTCGAACTCGCGATCGACCGCCTTGGCGAAGACCAGGTTCGACTCGGTCGCGCGCAGCACCTGCTTGCTCCACAAGTCGGGCGAGAACACGCCGTCGGCGATCGTCTTGTCGACAAACTCTGTCCTTGTGTTAGCTCACGCTTTCGCGTGAGAGCAGACTGTACCTTCACTGCCTCAAACGGGCAGGCGCAGCGTTCGGTCGTTGAGGCTAGTATCAGAACCACCCCAGCGGATAGTGGCGCCCTTTCGTCCATTCGCCGCCAGTTGTTCACTGGACGCGCCAGGCCGCTCTTCATTCAGGGTGACTTCGCGAGTAAACGGCTGGGTCTTGCTATTGAGCGACTTCATTTCCATAGCCATAGCCCATTCTTCGGGCTGAATCGGCGTCCGGAAGTCACTGTGAGCCGCACGTGCCGCGATATAACGCAGCACCAGTTCGGCTCGCTCGCGCTTTGTGAGAAGCGCAGGCAGGATCCATTCGACGAAACGTCGAGTGCGTTTGAGTCCAACGATTCGGAGAGTCCAGGCGCGCTTATAGGCGTGGCCATTTTTGGCCGTGCCTTTTGGAACGCCCCAAGCGATGTGGTGCCCGACTTCGACGCGCCCAAGGATGCTGGTAATTGCATCGAGAGAGGCCTGATCCGTGCCAGCCAGTAGTGCCATCGGTTGAACCTTCGGTCCACCGTTCTTGCCTGCGCTGGGACGAATCGTCAGAACCACGGAACCCTCGCCATCAAAGAACCCGGCTAACCAGCCGTACTCAATATCTGAAACTTTCGCCTGCGGATTGCCCATTGCTCGATCCTCCGCACTCTTCCCTAATCAGGCTCGAAGGCTTTAGGGGATTCCCGCATTTTGAGCTGCGTTAGGTGCCTACTTGGTTAAGCACCTGTTGCCATGTTGGTTGCTTCTGCACTTCCTTTCGGCGTCTCACCCACAATGGGTGAGGAGATCACCGCCGCGACTGCTCGCGGCGCACGTCGATGCCTCTGGTCAGCTGGACGCGCACGCCCGGCCGCGGTCGGCCCTTGTCGTCGAAGTAGCGGTCGTACTCCTCGAGCGTCATGGCAGCGACCTGGGCGTCCGTGATCTCGCGGTACGCCTGCGCAGGCCCTCCGTCTAGCTCGGGGGTCATCTCCCCACCGACGGTCGAATTGAGCTCAGCTTTTCTCAGCGCTGGCTCGCGCTTGCGCACCTCGGCCTCGAGCCCGTGGCGAATCGCAGACTCATGGACGGCCTGAAGGTACGCCTGGAATCCCTCGGCGGGCGTGCCGCCGGGCGCGTAGGTCTTGCCCTGGACGTCCTTCTGGACGTCTTCAGGCAGGGTCTTCTGGAACTCGGTGACTGCCTGCAGGTAGGGGTTTGCCGCGGCCTGCGCCTGTGCCTGCGCCTCGAGCATCTGTCGCTGGCTCTGGATGCCCTGCGCGTCGAGCTGGCCGAGGGCATACAGGTCGCCGCGGTCATACGCCTGCTGGCGCTCGCGCTCCTGCTGCTGACGGCTCTGGTCCTCGAGCATCCGCCGCGCGCGCTGGTTCGCCGCGTCGCCCAGCCAACCGCGGATGGTGTCGTCCTTTTCCATCTCGTCACGCGGCACGCTCTTGAGCAGTTGTGCCAGGCGCTGGAGGTCGGTGAGCTCGGCAGGCTCGGGCGAAGGTGACACATCCCCGCCCGAGTCGCCCTCGGTGCCGTCAACGGGTGCCTGGGCATCTCCGGGAGGGGAAGCCTCAGGCGACGGCGCCGATCGATTGCCCCGCCTGCGCCGAGGCGCCGCAGGGGCTTCAGCGACAGCCTCGGCCTCGGCGAGGGTCTCCTCGAGCAAGTCGGGGTGGATGCTGCGCTCGAGGTTGATGCTCACGAGGCGTTCCGTTTTGCCACCGACCGGCGTTTCTGGGCGTAGGCGATCGCCAGCGCTTGCTTCATCGGCTTGCCGGCCTTCATCTCAGCCTTGAGGTTGGCCTTGAACGCGGCGGGCGAGCTCGATTTCTTCAACGGCATCGCAACGTGCCGCCAGTAGAATAAGACCGACGGTTGCCACTAACAACCGCCGGCAACACCAAGGAGGTTCTGGCTCCCTGATGCAGATCGAGTCTAACTGCGCAGAGTGCGGCGCTCCGTTTATCGTTACGAGCCGTCGTCGTCGTTTCTGTTCCAGCCGTTGTTGCGGGCTCGCACATTCCCTGCCGCACGACGCCTTTGAGGGTATCCGCTGGAATTCGGAAACACCCGCAGAACGATTCTGGCTTCGTACGAACCAAGACGGACCGACACCCGGTCACGTGCCTGAGTTGGGTCAGTGTTGGATTTGGACCGGGACGAGCAACCATAACGGCTACGGGCGACTCATCGTCCATGGCAAACCAATCTCGGCACATCGGTTCTCTTGGAACCTCCACTATGGCGAGATCCCGCCCAAGTTCTTCGTGTGTCATCGCTGCGACACACCCGCATGCGTGCGTCCAGACCATCTCTTTCTCGGAACCGGCAAAGACAATGCGCAGGACTGCACCACAAAGGCCCGGTGGCGACCCGCGCGGGGTGAATCCGGAGGCCAGGCAGTTCTGACCGAGAACGAGGTCCTGATGATTCGGGACAAATACGCAAGTGACCGCACAAGTTACAACCGATTGGCCCGCGAATTCGGTGTATCACAAAGCGAGATAGCGCTCATCATTAGACGCCTGCGTTGGTCGCACATTTAACCTTTTATTGTTCCAAACGTCGAGGGTGCTTGGAAGCTCGGTAGCGTGTTCTTTATTTGGGCCAAAGAGTCACTTGGATCTAACCCAAATTTCTCTTGCATGCCGGTTAATATCATGCTCTGGGTCGAGGGCGCCGAGCGGAGAAAATCCTGGGAGTTGATCTTGTTCGGCGTCGGGATGGCATCCAGCACGCTCTGCACGCTTGACTGGTTGGCGCCAGGGTTCTGGATGTCCGAGATGAGCTGGTTCATGTAGGCGAAGCCGGTGTTCGGCCCGGTGCCGCCGGCGGTGCCGACGCCGGCGATGGTATTCGGCGCGCTGAAGCCGGCCACGCCCTGGCCGGTGAGCACGCGCCCGAGCTGGCCGATGACCTGCTGCTGACGGAACGGGTTGGCCTGCAATGCGGCCGCGGCGTTGATCGCGCCGAGCTGCTGCGCGTAGGCCTGCTGCTGCGCGGCGAGCGTCCACTGCGGGTTGCCGTTGGCGCCGGCCTGGAAGATCGGCTGGCCGTTGGCGTCGAACTGCGGCACGTAGCCGTACTGCGACGCCCAGGCCTGCTTGATGGCGTTCTGCTGGTTGATGTTGGCCAGCGTGAGTTGCCCCTGGTTGGGCACGTTCACGCCGGCCTGGGCGGTCTGTCCGGGCGCGCCGGGCGTGTAGTACTGGCCGTAGGCGTTGGCCAGGTCCTGCGCCTGGGTGAAGTACTGCTGCTGCGCCTGGAGCGTCTCCTGGGGCGCGCCGGCGGTGCCCGGCAGCGGCAACCCTTTGGCGGCGTAGGCCTGGCGGATCTGCGCGTTGGCCGCCGCGGTCCACGCCGCCATCGCAGCGCTCCAGTCCGAGCCGTTGGAGGCGTAGTACGCCTGCTGCGTCGCCTGCGGCAGGTCGGCGAACTTGCTGCCGTCCAGCGCGGTGCCGGGCGGTGAGACCGTCGCCGGCGCCTGATACATGCCCGTCACGCCGGCCTGTGCCAGCGCCTGGTTCTGCGCCGCGGTGTTCAGGTTGGAGTACGCGGTCAGGCCCTGCAGCGTCTGCTGGGGGAGCTGCTGCGGCGCGGCGCGCTCGAGGGTCACCGCAGTGGCCATCGGCACCGTGTTCATGCTCGACAGGTCGCCGTTCCAGCCCATTGCCTTGGCCTGCGGGATGCTGACGCGCTGCAATTGGCCGGTGGGCAGCACGTAGTCGAGCTGGACGGTGCCGTACTGGCCGGTGTCGTAGGTGCCGGGGTCCATGCGCAGGAACGTGCCCGGCGTCCACTGCGACTGCGAGGGCGGGGCGTAGAAGCCGGTCAGCCCGGCCGCGTTCTGGGCGGTAGAGGCCTGCCCGCTCAGCGTGCCCATCAACTGCGAGGCGTCCTGGCCGGTGTAGCCGGGGATGTAGCCGATGCTGCCGAACGTCTGGCCCTGGGCCAGCGTCGAGGCGCCGATGGGCGCCGGGTTGCCAGGCCCCCAGTTCTGGCCGTACAGCTGCGCCACGTCGTTGGCGTACTTCAGGTTGAACTCGCGGATGGACTCCTGCAGCGACTGGGTGTTGCCGGAGGCCACCGCGCCCGAGAACTGGTCGATGAAGGAGGCGAGGTCGTTGCTGCTGGGCGTGGCCATCAGGCAGTCACCGGTGCTTGAAAGGGTAGCGGCGGGATGGGTATGGGCTGGAGTGGCTGCGGACCGAACGGCAGGCCCGTCTGAGCGGTCGCCGCGGCGGTCTGCTGCGACGCCAGGTTGCGGTTAGCCATCTGCTGCGCGGCGAGCATCGGGTTCGGCGCGATCGCCCCGAACGGCGCGTTCTGGGGCGCGGTGGCCTGCTGCAGTTGCTGCGCCGCGGCGGTCCGATTCGCAAGCTGGGGCGCCGACGGCGTCACGCTACTCTGCGGTGTGCCGTCGGCGAGCGTCGTCGGCGAGGTGAACGATGGTTGCTGCTGCTGTTGCTGACGGACGGCCGGCGGCTGGTAGTCCTGGCCGGTCTGCTGCTTGTACAGGTCCATCATGCCGCGCAGCGTGGAGTACGCCTGCTGGGCCACCGTCGGGTTCTGGGAAATGGTGGGGTTGGCCTGGTTGACCATCGCCGCCGCGGCGTCGTACACCGGCTGGCCGCCGCCGAGCTGCGTCACCCACTCGCTCAACCCGTTGACCAGGTTGGCGCCCATGCCGGCCGGCGCCGAGGTGATCTTCGAGCTGCCGATGGCGCCGATCGCGTTGTTCAGCGCGCCGGTGGCCGCCGTGACACGGTTCTGCAGCAGCCCCTGGCCGATCTGGGCTGCCTGGTTGACGCCCTGGATGGCGTTCTGCGCCACGTTGGCCTGGGCGTTGATCGTGTTCGCCTGCGCGTTCTGCTGCGCCGCATGCGCGGTCATCTGCGCGGTGACGTTCTTGATCAGGTCCTGCGCCTGCGCCTCGGTGATCGCGCCGCTGCCCAGGTGCACGCCCATCGACTCGATGAACTGACGCGTGGCGTCGGTGATCGACAGCTGGTTCTGGTTCGGCGTGTAGACCGGCTTGCCGTCGTCGCCGACGGTCACCGTGTACGGCGCGGTGGTGTCCGGGGTGATCGCCTGACCGGCCTGCGGGCTGGGCGGCGGATGGAAGTCGGCCTTTTCGACCGTCGCCGTGATCGGCTTGCCGTCCGGCCCGTTCTGGTCGCTGAACAGCTGGATGTACTTGCTGCGCGGGTCGTTGGTGAACGAGCTCCACTTGACGTCGCTCGGCAGTGGGTTGCCGTTGACGTCCCTGGCTTCTTGCCAGGCGAAGCCGCCGCCGGGCTGATCGACGGCGATGTACGTCGTGCCGTTGATGACCTTGGTCTGTGCGGCGCCCAGGTCCTTGGCGTGCTGCGTCTTGTCCTCGGGCAGCTCGACGGTGACGTGACCGGGCGTGCCCGGCGCCTTGCTCGGGTCGACGGTGACCACGCCGATGCCCGGCACGTTGGTCGTCGTCGGCTTGTCGGGCTCGGTCAGCGGGTTGCCGTTGCCATCCCTGGCGAGGGTCGCCGAGCCGTCCGGTTTGACGACGTAGTAGCTGTTGCCGACCTTTTGGAGAGCACCGGCCGGGTCCTTGGTGTCCGGCATGTCGATGACCGTGCCGGTCGCCGGGTCGCGGAGCTTGGCCGGCTTGGTGGTGGTGTCGGTCGCTGCGATGACGTTGCCCTGTGCGTCGAGACGATCGAGTTGCGCGCTCGGGCTCGGCGTCGCTTTGGTCGTGCCCTGCCCAGCCGCCGCGGCTTTGGTCAGGACGTCCTGGTACGCGCGATTGGCACGCCCAAGCTCCGCCTCGGCGTTGTTGAGACGCTGCGCGATCCGGTCGCGATCGGTCGCTTTGGCCGTAGCCAGATCCCGCGCTGCCTGGTCCCGCACGCCCTGCACGCGCGTAACCTCGTCCTGGGCCGCCTTCAGTGCCACGCTCCACACGCTCGACGTGCTCGAGTCGGTGACCGCTTGCGCCGCTTGCGTAGACTGGTCCGCAGCGGCTGGCGCAGCGGCCGTCCCTCCCGTCGCCAGCCCGCTTACCGCCGGCTCACCCTGGGTGCCGTACGCATTCTGCTGATCCTGGCGGTCGGCGTTGGGGTTACCTGGGTCGGTGGGCATCAGTTACGTGGACCCGTACCAATTGCCGGATATAGTACGCGCGACACACAAGCGGTCCCGCGCCGCAGGAACGGCCGGGACCATGACACAACGAAGGAGTACTTCGCCATGCGTGTTCGATCGTATCTGATAGCCACCGCAAACTACCTCGGTGCCATGCTTATGCTGGCGGTACTGACGCTTGTCGGTGTAGCCATGGCCATCTTCGGCCAGACGGTGTGGGACCTGTCCGTCCAAGGCTTGCACGCCGTGGCAGGCTTCCAGCCGTAACTCATGCGGCAGGCCGCCGCTGACCTGGCCGCGGCGTCGGTGTCGCTGTCGCCCGCTGACCAAGCCGTGATTCGAGCTCAGCATCGGGAATAGCATCCAGCAGCGCACCTCGTGCCTCGGCATCGGCCGCTCGTACGACTGCCTGCAGGTCGGCCTTCTGGTCCTCCGGCGACTCGCCTGTAAATCGCGGATCGGCCTGTAGCTCGTCAATCTGCCGTTGCAGGCTCGCCTGGAGGTGCGCGCCGTACTGCTGGCGGTCATCCTGGGTCAGGTTGATGCGCGCATTGCGTCCGGCACCCGCGACAGGAACGCTGCTGGGCGTCGACGGGTAGGCCAGCCCGGCCTGACCGAGCAACTGCCCAACGCGCGACGGTCCGCCCTGACCTTGCGCCGCGGCGCGCGCGGCCTGCGCCTCAGAGACGCTCGTGACCCGCGCACCGGTCAATGCCGAGATCGCCGCACCCACAGGACCGGCACGCTCATAGCCCTGGACTACGCCCGACGCACCAGCCGGCACCGCTTGTCCCAGGGCGTAGCCGACCGCCTGGCCAGCACGCTGAATCGGGTTCGCGTTCGGATCGACGATCGGCTGACCACGGTAGTCGACGTTACGCGTCAGCGCGGAGGCAATGTTGACGGGCTGACTGGCACGTCCGGCGACGAACTTGCCGAGCTCATCGGTGCTGCCCCGCATCAGGCCCAGCCCAATCTGCGGCACCGCGCGCAGCAGGCCCAGCGTATCGACATACACGTGCTGTGCCTGACCCTGGTCGGTGGTCGGCTTGGTCAGCGACGTGACGTCCAGATCCAGGTCGTGACCGGCATCATTCCGGTTTGTGAAGTGGCCGCTCAGGGCGTAGTTGAGGCCCTCGAGCAGGAACGCGCTCGAGAGCGCCGTAGTCGCCGCGTAGACCTTGGCCGCATTGCCCACCGGGCTCGACAGGTCCGGGTTGAAGGTCTGGCCGATCTGCCGTGCGATGCCCTCCCACACATCGGGGGCAAAGGTCACGGTGCGTGCAACGGCCTGCACGTCCGGGCTGCGAGCGATACGCGACAGGTTGAGCCCGCCGAAGGTCTGGTTGACGAAGCGCGCGGCATCCTCGGCGGGCATCCCCTTGCCGGTGAGCGTTTCCCACGTCATCACCTTGAGCGTCGGCACCGTGCGCTCCCAGAGCGCCGGACCGATCACGGAGCCGACGGCACCGCCGAACACGGCGCCGAGACCGCCCTTGAGCAATGCGTCGGTGATGGCGTGCTGGTCGTCGGCGCCCTGCGCCTTATCAGTGGCGTACGTGCTCAAGCCGGTGCCGACGCCACTGATGCCGCTGCGTATGGCGAAGCCCCGCACGCCCTGCAACAGGTTGCTGACATCCTGGTCGCCGGCGCCCGGCAGCGTCACGCCGGCCTTCGCCGCAGCTTCATAGACGGGCGCGAACTTGAGACGCCACGCGTCGTATGCCGCGGGGTTGGCCGCGTTCAGCACCGAGCGACCAATGGTTGGGCCGGACTCGAGCAGGTTGGGATTCGCGCGTGCGGCCTGCTGCAGCTCGTACAGCATGTGAAACGGCGAGCCCGACAGGACCGTCTCTTTGAGCGCGCTCGAGACGTTCGCGATCGGATTGAGCACGCCGCGCGTGAAGTCGCCGGCCGGCTGCGTCAGATTACGCACCACCTGCTTCGTCGCGGGATCGTCCTGGATCGCGGCCGGCAGCGCGCTGATGCCGGCGTGCAGGTCGGCCGTCGCGGTCGTGCGCGCGCTGTCGACCATCGCCTTGACCCCGGTGGGCGTGAGCAGGCCCTGGCGCGCCAGGGTGTCGGCCTGTGCGACGGCACCGCGGGTATCGCTGTCGAACTTGTTGACGAGCTGCTGCACCACGGGGTCTGCGTTGAGGGCTGGCGCCAGCACGCGGTTGGCGACCTCGACCGGGCTGGTGACACCGCCGACGGCGACGACCGCCTGGTTGTAGGCGTCGCGGTCCTCCGGCGTCATGACCGACGTGTCCGGCGGCACCGCGCGCGCCTGGCCGCTGTCGTCGAGGCTGAGTCCCTGACCGTACTTCTGCTGCAAGTCGAGGATTGTCTGCAGACTGTCGGAGACGCTCGGCGCGGCGCGCAGGAAACCGGCCCCGGCACGCAAGACGTCCGGGCTCGGCACCCCAGGCGGCGGGTTGTCCGGTAGCACGTCGGCGGCGCGCTCGAGCGCGGTGGCCAGCGGCTTGTCGCCCAGGTCGATCGGCTGTAGGCCGGCCGCGGCCGCCGCATCCTGGAGCTTCTGGGTGAACGCGCGTGTGAGGCCGCCAGTCGCCAGGTCGCCGAGCGTCTGCGGGCTCGGAAAGCCGCCGGCCTGGTCCAGCGCCGGCTGCAGCGTGTCCATGACGCGGTCCCTGTTCGCCACCCCCAGCGCGCCGGCGGCGGCAAGCCCCAGTGCCGCGCCGTAGCGCGGGTCGATCGCACCACCCTGCGTGCCACTGATGGCATTGCGCAGCTTGTCCAGTGAGTCGGGGAAGACGACCGTGGCCGTATGTTCGATCGGCATGCCGGCCGCGTCCGTCATCGGGATGCGCTTGCCGCCGGCGTAGGTGATGCCATCGAGGCCGGCGTCAGCGAGAAGTCTGTTCGCCGCGCCGGTGGACCCGTTCGGCACTTCGCCGCGGACGATGTTGTAGACCGACTCGCCATCGGCTCCTGGCTGCGACCAGCTGCTGACTTCGGCGCGGACCTCCGGGTCGGTGAGGTCCCACGCGCCAGGACGCGCGGTATTCAGTTGCTGTGCGATCGACTCCGCCTGATCAGGCGCGAGCGGCTTTTCCATATCGAACAGGTTGAGGCTCTGCGGTACGTCAACTGGGCGGACGTTCGGTCCAGCGACCGGTGGCGGAAAGGCGGTGCTCAGAATCTGTTGCTGCTGCTCCAGCGGCACCCGCATGGCGTCCAGCATTTCCTGCGTCCTGGTCTCGGCATACATCGCCGAGTTGCCGCGCATCCCACTGGCGAGGGTGCGCGCCAGGCCTGTGTCGATGCCTGGTACTTGCTCAAGTCCCGCGGCAATGTTGTCAACCTGATCCAACCCGATCACGTCACTGGACCCGCGTTGCTGGGCGTAGCCCTCTGATAGGACTTCACCGGGGTAACGCGTTACGGGTGTGACCTGATCAGCGAGCGTCAGATTACCGACAGGCTCGCCGCCTCGAGCTACATCGCCACCGGCCACGCGGGGATCGCTGGTCAGGTAGTAGCCCGGTCCGAACAGGTTGCCCTCGCCGCTGACCGCCTCCGGGCTCACCCTGGGAAAGTCCGCGCCGGTGCCGTGGAACATGCGCGTCATGCCAGTTTCGACCGGACCGGTCACGCCGCCGATCTGGACCGCGGCCTGGTTGTACGCCGCGCGGTCCTCCGGCGTCATGACGCTGGTGTCGATGGGCACGCCGCGCGCCTGGCCATCCTGCAGCGACAGTCCCTGGCCGTACTTGTCCTGCAGGTCCTGCATGGTCTGCATCGCCTCGACCGGGCTGGGCTGCTGCAGAATCCCACCGGCCGCGCGCAGCACGTCCGGGCTCGGCACGCCGGGCGGGATCGGCGCGCCCGGTGGGATCAGGTCCGCCACCGCCTGGAGCCCCTGCCCGGCGCGTTTGAACACCTGCCCCGGTGGCACCGCGGCGGTGATGTCCTGCAAGCGCTGCACGCCCTGGTTGAGCAGGTCGCGTGCGCCGGCGACCACGTTCTGCACGCCCTGCGTCAGCGGGCTTGGCCCGGGCACCTGCGGGTTGTCGACCGCCAGGCCACCCTGCAACCTGCCCATCGCCGACTCCATCTGCGCCGGCGTCATCCACTCCGCGCCAGCCTTCAGGTCGGTGCCGCTCGAGCCGACGTGGAACGCGCCACTCGAGGGGTCGTAGTTGTCGGCGGTGAAGTAGTGACCAGGCGTGCTGATGACCACGGGGTTGCCGGACGATGCCTCGCGCGCGAGCGCCTGCCAGTCGGCGCCCACGGTGCGGTGCGGGATCTGCATCTTGTCGAACAGGTCCGACTCCGAGCCGAGGCCGGCCATGCCGCCGCCCGGCGTCCAGCCCACCTGCGAGGCGAGGTCGACGGCTTCGCGGAGGGTGGGTTGCCGCCCGAACATCTGCGCGAATCTGACGGCCGCCGCCGGTCCGCACGCGGCATACGCCTCGGCCGCGGAGAGCTGCTTGTCGCCGAACTGGCTGAGCGTCGGCAGCGCATTGCTCACTGCCTGCTGCGCGCCCTGGGCAACGTTCTGCACCGCGTTCTTCGCGCCGCCCAGAATCGTCGAGACGTAGTCCTGCGTCTCCTTGTAGGGTGGCACGCCACCGTACTGGTCGACCGCGTTTGGCCCGGCGTTGTACGCCGCGAGCACCTTGCGCCAGTCGCCGCCGTACTTCTGCAGGTTCTGGGCGTCCATCTTCGCCGCGGCGTCCAGCGCCGCATACGGATCGGTCGGGTCGATGCCCATGCCCTGCGCCGTGCCGGGCATGAACTGAGCGATGCCGATGGCGCCCACCGGGCTCTTGGCGCTCGGGTTGAAGCCGGATTCCTGCTGGATCTGATTGACGAAGATGTCGGGGTCGATGCCGGCCTGCTGGGCCGCCTGCCGCGCGTAAGCGCGCAGGTCGCCACCGGGTTGCACCGCTTGTTGTTGCGAAGCACCCACGGCCATCGTCGACTGGTCGCCGAACTGGTCGAACTGGCCACCGCTCGGCTGCGCGGCCTGCTGGGTCAGGTTGGTGACCTGCTGCTGGCCGAAGTCGTGCAGCCGCGTGAGCGCCTGCTGCGCGTCCTGCTGCTGGGCTTGCGCCTGCTGCTGCAGCGGCTGCAGCGTCTGGACTGCGTTCTGGACCTGCTGCTGGCCGAAGTCCTGCAGCCTTGCGGTGATGTCCTGCAGCCCACCACCAACCTGCCCAGCAGCCTGGCCGAGGGCCTCGCCGGCACCCTGCGCGCCGGCGGTCAGGTCCTGGAGCTGCTGCGAGCCGAAGTCCTGCAGTCGACGCGTGGCGTCGTCGACGGCGTCATCCAGCAGGAGGAATGGCATTGCCAGTCACGTTGGGCACCGTCCCAGGGTTGATGCTGGGCGGGCTGGGGGCGCCGGCCAGCCCCGACGGCGGAGGGGGGGTCGGGGCTGGCAGCGCCTGTGGGAGTGGAGGCGCGTTCGGATCGATCTGCTGCGGGAAGGCTTGCTCGGGGACCTTCGGCAGTGGCACGTTGGGCTTCGCCGCCTGCGGCAGCTTCTGCGGCTGCTCGAGCTCGGTGCCCGGCGGCATGTACGCCCGCCCGTCGTCGATCAGTCGCTGCATGCTGGCCAGGAACTGGGACGGGTCGCGCGCCGCCTCGGCCATCAGGTACGAGCGGTCGCCGGTGGTGATCGCCTGGTGGTACCGATCGTCGACTTGCTGATTGCTCTGGCGCGCCACGTCGGGCTCCTGGCCCTTGAAGATCTGCTGGCCGATGGAATAGGCGTCGTTGGTCACCTCGCGCGTGAGCGAGTTTCTCAAAGCCTCGGTGTCGGTCTGCGACTGCGGCACGCCCTACTTCTTGCTCTTGCCGCCCATGCCGAACTTGGCCTTGACCTTGGCCCGCACCGTCGCCTTCTCGGACGGCGTGCCGTGTTGCGCAACGCGACTCAAGGCCGCCTGAGCGTGCGCCCGGTCGGGTATCGGATAGCTGCCGGAACCTTTGCCACCTTTGCCCTCGCCCTTGCCGGGTAGCGCGAACTGCGACGACTTCAGGTTCTGGCGCTGCTTGCTCGAGAGGACCGCCATCTACTTACCCTTGATCTTTCCCTTGCGCACTGGCACGCCGCGCTTCTTATCGAGGGCGTTGTCCTGCTTGCTGCCCTGGACGATGCCTTCGCGCTTGTCGTAGGCCTTGTCGCGCGCCTCGGTCCACTTCTTGGTGGCCATGGAGAAAACTATTTCTTGGGCGGGGCGCGGTTGCCCGTCTGGTCGCGCGTGACCGGCTGGCTGCCGTTGCTGGCCGCGCCGATGTCGGTGTTGGTCGCCGGTCCTGGCGAGTGGACGCCGCCGATGCAGCCCTTCGAGCCAGTCGGCGGGTGCTCGCGATCGCTGGGTGGGGTGAATTTCGCCATCTCTACGCTCCTCCTGCGCCTGGTGCGCCGATGTTGGCTGCCGCCCCTTGCATGACTGCTGGGCCTGGCGGCGGCAGGGCGCCAGTGCCATTCGGTGCGGTGGCGAGCGCGGCCAGGTCTGGGACCCCTCCTGCGCCTGGCCCGCCGCCCTCGAAGACGCCCGGTGCCATCTGCCCAGGTCTGCCTGGCGCTGGCACCGTGAACGGTCCTCCGGGTCCCATGTTGCCCATCGTTGGCTGGATGTTGGCGGCCATCGCCTGGGCCTGCGCCGCGGCGCCGAGGATGTCGCCGCGACCGGCGAACTGAAAGACCTGCTGGTCGAGCCACTTCTGGTACTCCGGCGACTGGCGGATGCGATCGCGCGCCTTCGAGCGGCGGATCTCGTCGGGGTTGTCGCCCAGATAGTCGATCGCCTCGTCCGAGCCCCAGGTGCCGGCCTGCAGCCGCTCGTGGGCGTAGCGCGCCTTGATCAGGTCGTCGGTCGGCAGCTCCTGCTTGACGTCCCACGCGATCTTGACCGGGCGGGCGAAGTCGTCCGGGCCGAGACCGATGTAGCCCGAGCCGGTCTTCGACTCCTGGCCCGAGTAGCCGACCCAGATCTTTTCCTGGACCTTGTTCTGCGCCAGGTCCCACAGCTTCTCGGTCTGCCGCTTGAGCAGCGCCTCGATGTTGTTGACGATCGGCCCGACCCTGACGCGCTGATAGCTGAGCACCTGGCTGATGGCGAAGCCGGCGCCTTCCATGCCGCTGAGCGTGGTCACCCGCGGCGACTCGAGCTCGCGGATGGCGTTGTCGATCAATTGCATGTGCTTCTCGAGCGTGGTCGCGTCGGGGTAGTTGATACGCTGTAGCTGCCTGCCTGGGCCCAGGTTGATGACCTCACCGGGCAGAGGCCCTGGGTCTCTGTCTCGCGGCTTGCCGTCATCCCCGATTACGGGGGCTGCGGAGCTATCGCCATAGGTGACCAATGGGCTCAGCAGGTCCCTGGCAACGTACTGCGCATGCATGGCGCGCAGGTACTGGCGGTACTGCACCAGCCACAGCTTCGTCTGGCCCACGCCCCAGCCCACCTTGCGATTGCGCCAGAAGTTCATCCACAGGCCCGGCGCGAAGTCGTAGGGCAGAAAGCCGTACTTGTGCTCAAACTGCTTGACGACCGCGCCGGTGGGCTCGTTGTGGTAGTTGGTGCCCGAGACGCACCAGGATGCCCAGCGTTCGTCCCAGTGCTCGAGCATGGTGATCGACGTCGGCAGGATGGGTCGGCCGTTGGCGCCCCACATGTTGGATGGCTGCGCCTGGCCCATCTCCTCGGGCACGATGTTGCCGCCCTCGTCGAGCCCCAACCGGTAGCGCCTGAACGTCGAGCGCAGCGGGCGGTCGGTGACCTCGATGACCTCGCACACGCGGCCGCCCATCGTGTCGGGGTAGACCACGCGCGGGTCGACGAACTCCCAGGCGAACGGCGGGCCGCACGTCTTCTTGATGTCCTCGGTGGCCTTGTCGTAGTGCTGCCAGGCTTCGTACGACTCGCCAGGGTTGGGCGCCGGGTAGGCGTAGCGCTTATCCCAGGCATCCGGCAGGAACAGGATCTTCGACCACGCGCCGCCGTCATTCAGCGCCGCGTCGGTGATGAAGTTCATCGTGTCCATGCCTGGCGTCCTCGAGCCGCACTGCCAGAGCGTCTCTTCGGTCCAGTGCTCGCGCTGGGATGCCGCGGTCTGGGCGGTGTCCGACTCGCCGCCGTCGAGGTGCAGCTTGGGCCGCTCGAGGGTCAGCATCGCCGTCTGCTGGAAGCCTTCCTCGCTGACGTCGGGGTCGCGCGGGTCGACGTTGACCAGCATGTACTTCTGGTCGGCGCCGAGCATGGCCGGCACGCGCATCTCGCGCTGGGCGCGCGAGGTGTCGATCTGGATGTCGTCGCGCCGATAGCGGTCGTACATCTCTGTCTGCAGCTCGCAGAGATACGACGCGCTCGGCGGATCGTCAGCCACGATGACTGTGCGCAAGTGTAACGCGTGAAACATAGGCGTGAAACATTGCCCGGCCGATACTCAGGGGCGTGACACACTTCAATGAGGACGACTACTGGAACCCGCGGCCGACTGGAACCATCAGGCAAGTGAAGGCCAATCGGTTGGGCGACTTCTTGAGCGGCGTGCTCGTCGGCGCCCTCGGGTACTGGGCCTACCTGTTCATCCTGGCCCCGCATCTCGCGCCCAGATAAGAGCTAGAGCAACTGTTGGAGCTGGGCGACGCGCTCGTGGTGCAGCGTCCTCGGCCCGCACTCGAGCGCGCGCTTCGCCAGCAGGCACGCCATGATCGGACGCCCATGCTGGTGCGCCATCAGCGCCAGGTAGCACAGCGCCACCGCGTCGTCAGGCTTGTCCCGCAGGCGCAGGTGCAAGAGCCGCCGGTCGCGCTCAGGATGGCCGCGGCCCAGGTGCAGCAGGTGCGGACCGCCAGGCAGCTTCACGCTGAGCGTGCGCGGCGGATCGGGCAGGTAGCGGATCTCCTCGTGGACGCGGCCGACGTAGCGCAGGTCGGGCTCGTTGCGGAACAGGCGCGCCGCGGTCCATTCCTGCGTGTCGCCCTCGAGCAGCAGCAGCCGAAAGCCGTCGACGTCGCGCGCCACGCGGTCGCCGACGACCGCGAGCAGCGCCTGGCGTCCGGCCGGCAGCAACCGCTCGTCGGCATCCAGCGCGAGGGTCCAGTCGCCATGCGCGTGCTCGAGCACCTGGTTGCGCGCCTCGGCGAAAGAATCGTGCCAGTCGAAGCCGAGCGTGCGCGCGCCGTAGTTTCCGGCGATCGCTTCGGTCCGGTCGGTGGTGCGCGAGTCGATGCCGATGACGACCTCGTCCACCACCGCGTACTCGACCACGCTGCGCAACATGCCCGGCAGAAAGTAATGCTCGTCGAGCGCGATGGCGCACAGGCTCACGCTCACGTACTCGACTCTTCTATCTCAAGCGCTCTCGCGTCTCCGTTCCACGCGAAGCCACGCTC